ACCCTTTTGAAACTTGGTCAGGAGGCCGTTGCCCGTTTTGCGGTCCAGAGTCTCGCCGTTGGGCCCCGTCATCAGGAGCTCGCCGTCAAGCACAAAGTCCTGACCGGCCGCGAGAGCGAGCACGTCCTTATCGAGCGCCTCGAACAGCTCGAGCTCCTTACCGACTCGAGTCCGGTACGTGACTTGGCCGTTTTCCACGACGGCGTTGAACCGCATGCCGTCACACTTGGTTTGGGCCAAGCACGGGAAAGCGATTGTGCCCGTGCTTACGAGCATACACGGCCACGAGAGCTTCAGATCAGGCCAGATCTTCTGGACCGTGGACTCACTGACACCGCACCGCAGGTTCCGGCCGAGTACACGGCGCACGACCTCGCGGTCACTGGTTTCGAGGGCGCCAAGAGCCAAGGCCAGGCGTTCACGCGCCCAGTTCCCGCGGATAACCCGACCGGCCAAGCCAACCTCGAGCATCTCAAAGGTCGACTCGAGGTCGGTCATAGGACCGCCGGACCTGGCGTCCGGAACCGCCTTGATGTAAAAGTTGATACTTGGATCGAGTGCCAGACGGAAGGCATTCTTCAGCGTCTGGTCCCCCTTATTTTCGTTCAAAATTGCCTCCTTCTCGAGACGGCTGCTGGTCGCCTCGAGACGGTCAAGGATGGAGAGGATGCAGCTCATGTTTTTTGAGTGATTGCTGATGGCGTCTCTAGACCCTCTTGTTCACACAACTTAAAACCTTGACCCGCCTCATGACTACGATGGAGGACCTACTCGAAAACATTTCAAAAAAGATTTTTTCGATTCTTGGACCTGGATACAGTGAACGGGTCTATCATAACGCGTTCGAAGTTGAACTTCGCCTGCAGGGTCTAAGTTACGAGACGGAAAAGATACTTCCCGTGACTTACCAAGGATACACCATCGGAAATCTACGGGCCGACCTCGTGGTCGCCGGACAGGTCATCGTCGAACTCAAGTCTATAGGCCGTCTCAAAGATGAGTTCCGGACGCAGGCCCGCAACTACATGCGACTCACGGGGCTCAGGAGTGCTCTGCTCGTAAACTTTCCCTTGGCGGGAAATGTGATAGAGGTCGAGCGCCTCGAGGCCTGACGGGCGCGTTTTTTCTCGGTAAGTTCTATGAAGGAGCAGTCGTGGTTCGACGCCGAAGAGACTTTTCTGGCCAAGATTGAAAAGCAGTGTAATTCATACAACAAACACTACTCTCAGGAGTATACATTTTATAACAAATTGTCTTCACGTTTTAACATTCCCATCCTTGTCGTTTCGGCCGTGAACGCCCTCACGGCCGTGGCCCTCAACTCCTTTATCCGTCAGGAATATGTGAGTGTTATGAACGCCATCTTGTCCGCGGGCACCGGAGTCCTCGGCTCGATCCAGCTGTACCTTAAGCTAAACGAAAAGATGACAAAGGCGCTGAGTGCGTCTATTCTCATGAAGCGCCTGGCCCTCAAGATCTCCAAGGAACTGAGTATAGACAGGGAACAGCGCGTCACGGACGGTCAGGCCTTTCTTCAGGAGTGCTTTGCCGAGTTCAATACGGCGATAGAGCAAGGTAATCCCATAGAAAAGACCCTTCCGAACCACGTGACGGTCAACCCTGAAGAACCCAAAAGCAAAGGAGGGCTCTCAGGTTTCGTGGCGCGCATGGGGACCCCGCGGGCCAAAAGTGAAGAGAGTCTGCGCACGTTGGGCACACGTGCGAAGATGCTCTGGGGTACTATTCAGACTCAGACGCCTTCGGAAGCCTCAGACGATCTTAACGAAATTTATGTTTCTTCAAATGTTCACACTTCTTGAGAAGCGTATTTCCACACATACCCTCCAGAGGACTTTATACGCCCTTTGAGACAAAAGCATATTCCAGATCTTTGACAACCGAGTTCACTAGCAGCGTCGGCGAGGGAGCCAAATTCTTTTATAAAATTACCATCTTTGTCAAATTGATGGATAGCCACGGCCTTTTTAGAGTCTTTACCTTTTGGCTTTTCACGTCCTTTCTGAGCCTCGGACATCCTTTGACGTGTTTCTTCAGACTTTGGGACCCCTTTCATAGTTTCACTCGTTTTTTTGCGTGTCTCTTCGGAGATGATTCGACCCTTGAGAGCATCACTCAACTTTTGTCGAGTTTCTTCACTCATTTCCTTTCCAAAATTTGGATTGTTTTCACCTGACATGAGTTCCCTGAAGCGAATCTTACGTTCCTCGGTCCACTGAACTCCTGTATGTCCCAGTCCTCCTGGTGCCGTGTTGTATGGAGGTTTCAAAAGAGAAATATAGTAAGGTTCCCTTTCATTCATCCAAGTCTTGGCCTCTTGTTTCGTCTCGAACTCCCGGATCTCCACGTCTTCGATGGTGAACATATCCACTCCGTACTTTCTCATAGACCTGTAAAGACGGGAGTCAACGTCTCCCCGGTTCGCTTCGCACTTGTGACTCGTGAAACGCTGACTGAGAGTCTTGTAGGTCTGGCCTATATAAAAGTTCCCGTTCTCGAGGTTGTCTATCCTGTAAATTCGTCCCGTGTATACCATTTAATAGGAGACAACATTTGTTTTCAAGCCTCGAGAAAAGTCAGACCTCCTCTTAATCTCAAAACGAGATGGATCGTCGAATCTTTCTGCACGTTGAAATCAGCAAGTGTCCTATCATCCTCAAGTTGCTTGCCCGCGAAAATCAAACGCTGTTGGTCCGGAGGGATGCCTTCCTTGTCTTGGACTTTCGCTTTCACGTTCGCGATGGTGTCGCTGGACTCCACCTCGAGCGTGATCGTCTTGCCCGTGAGCGTCTTGACGAAGATCTGCATCCTTTCTTATTATAAAGTGCCACTATTTTTTAAGCGCTTGTGTATGAAACGAGGCCGGAGAGTCGCGGGAGTCACGGCCCACGCTGCACGCGAGACGGGCCGGAGCCCGGCGATGAACTTGGCCGTTTCGCGTTTTCGAGAATAGATCCTTTGGGTCTCTGTGATTCGCCGAACGTTTGCGTTGGCCGGGAGTTTATTTATGAGGTTCCACTTGCTCGTCTTGGGGTTCTCGGCGATGGCACGCAAGACTCTAGGCACAGTCACGCGCGGCCTCGGAACCTTGAATCGGAACCTGCGCGCCTCAGGCAAGAATGTTTTTTTGATGGTTCCGGGCCTTGGATGACGCGCACTCGCTCGGGCCGTTGGAAAGGCAGACCTGAGTCTCCTGAGACCTGTCGTCACGGGTCCGATCACGCCGCCTCCCGGAGAGTTCACGGGCGTTCTATTCTTTACGTAATCTGGGGGAGGCAGGCACGACGACACGATGTAGACTCCACGTCCCAGAGTCTCCATGATGTCCTCCATGGTCCGTCGTTCTCCTTTACGGATCGTGGTGTAAATTTCACCAAGTTCCGGAAGTCCCTCCCATCTCAAGTTCGGTTCATTCTCTACTATGGCCCGACGCAGGGGGAGGCGTCGGACGTATCCAAAACTAGGCAAACTCTTATTTTCAAAAACAACAGACATGTTCGGGTACCGGTCCCCTTCGAAATACGTACGGGCCAAGATGTCCCCGTGATGGACACCCGCCTTGCCCGCCTCGCCCCGAAAGAAATTTTCGAGACTCTTGTTACTTCCGAAATAATGCGCGGCTATTCTTCGCCCGGCTGTGATGTACATGCACTTTCCGGGCTCGGCCAAAAATATCAAGACGCGGCCCTTGGGGACCGTCTTGTAGACGGCGTTGGAGAGATTGGCCAGAATACCGTGGCCCTCGACCCACCGAGCGCCATGGGCCCTCCATGTCTGTACGATCTTGTCCTCGAGTTCTTGGGCCGTTTTCGAGCCTCTCGTCCAAGGAGGACTCATTACTACTAGTACACAGTAAAATTATCTTGTATGTAAGGCACGACGCACTTTGTGAAACGTGCAGATATGGCCCGCAATTCATCGTTTACATGAGTCCGAAGATTGCGAAACTGTGCAAGAGTCCCCTCCGTGTCCTGGCTCTGCATGAGACCCTGAAACAGGTCTGTCGCGACGGCTTGCCACATTTCAAGCACCTGACGTATTTCCGTTTTCTTCTGTGTCGCCTTTTCGCGTTGTTGAAGTTTCGCTTTGAAAATGTCCTCACCTATGTCCTTGATCATGTACTTGACACGAAGGTCTCTGTTGTCGTTAATCCGATCTGTTCTGTACCTATTTAGGACCACGTAGTGGACATGGGTCCACATACGGTGGATGGTCATGATGTCACGGTCGCGCGTCACACGATTCACTTCGCGCCAGTCTGGGATACCACCGCAGGGCATGTCTCCGGGCTCTCGCGCGAGACCACCGTTGTTCCTCATCCACTCGTAATAGTGCGGGTTGTGGACCCGGCCCGTCTCTATGGTTCCACGACGCCAACTGAACGCCGTGTGACACTGGGTACAGAACATCTGGTCGCACCCATCAATCTTGAAAATGACCGAGGCGCACTTGGGACACGGTCGCGAATCCTTGGCCAGGAGCTGGGCCGTCGCCACAGAGTTGGGATCGCATGTATGTTCCACGTTCTTTTCCGGGCCCTTGACCTCGTGACACTCGGGGCAGGTCCAGTTTTCGCAGAGCCCGCACTTCCACGCGGAACTCAAAAAGCCTTTGCACCCGCCAAAAGGACACGCGCGAACGAATTGGCGACGGTCAGCCGTGCCCGCGGCTGATCCATCACGGTTATATATCGAAATGCAGTACTCATAGTAAGAGATTTCGCATTTCACAATACTGATCTTCTTCTCAATCTCGAACCATAGACGGTGTTTCTCGAGACGGCCCTCGAGTTCCGATGAAAGGCTTGCCCGTACGGCCATCTCGGCCGGAGTGACTGAAGAGAGTTCTACTTGTTCCTTTTGAAACGCGGCCACTTGGGCCTGGCAATTGGCAATAAGAGTACGGTAATGACGGATCTTCTTCTCGACTTCTACGAAAGGCTGGGTCGCGGGTAAGAGGCTACGCTCGCGCTCGAAGAGGAGGTCCTCGCGGCGCCTCTTGAGTTTTGAATTTACAAATTTCGCGGTGAATGCAGCGACGATGGTCGCACGGCCCCACCCTTTGCGGCACGACATACAGTGAGGGTCCTCGGCCGTTTCGAGAATGTATTTTTCGGTACATGTGGAGCACGCGCTAAAGGGACAATAGGGACACTTTATGCTTCGACGGGACGAATTGTTAAACGGTTCACAACACACATCACACATATCTTACTTGGGGTCCTTTTCTTTTTCCCGAGGTCGTCTGGGGATGGGTCGCTTCTGCGGTGGCACGTACGTCGGCGGGGACCCGTAATCCGGCGGGTCGGGCAAGGGAGCATCATCGGGTTCATCGGCCCAGCGGGGCGTTTTCTTGACCTGTGGGGGCTCCATATGAATTCTAAGTCATTTTCTTTTTAACAGCTTTGATCACAGTTTTCTTTGGCGCCTTGATGGTTCCGGGCCAGCGTCTATCAATCTCGGCCTGGAGTTCCGCCGAGTGTTCCACTTCCCAATTCCTCTTGGCCTGAATACGCGCGAGGGCCTCTTCCGAGTACCCGAGTTTCCTGTACTCTTCGATGGGGATCCGAGACCCGTACGCGGCGACGAGTTTCACGAGGGCCTCGGGGTCGGGCCGAAAGGGGACCGGGGCGGTCTGACGCACGGGACGGGGATGCGCATCGAACCATGCACGGGAACGCTCAAGGTACGCTTCACGGGCCTCGGGGGCCATGTGCCGCGCCACGAGTTCATAGTCGACGGTCGGGACCCACTCGCGTTTGGGGCGGGGCCGCGACGGGGCCAAGCGAAGGATCTGTTCCATCTTTGGGGAGACAAGAAACGGGAAATCTCTAGTTGGGCACAGTACTCATATTTCACTCTTCATCAAACTCACTCTCAAGTCCCTCTTCGTACTCCTCGGCCTCGAACTCCAGGGGGTTGCCGTGCGTCTGGCACAGGTCGCAGTCCTCGTGCATCTCCTCGTCGGGCTCGTGCTTGTGGACGGGCTCCGTCTTGGGCTCCTCCAGAGAGGGCGGCGGGGGCGCCACGGTGGCCGCCTGCTTGGCCGGAGCGGACGCCTCCTGCTGCTGCTTCAAGTGGCGCTTGCAGAAGCACTCACCCTTGAGTGCCGCGAAACTGCACGGCCCCTTCTTGGCCGTGGTCGCCTGGCACTTGGAAGGCACGTTTTGGCCCTCCAGGGCCACCTTGGCCTTGCGCGGCTTCTTGGTAGGCACCTTGATGGCGTCCTGAGCCGCCTCAAAATACTTGGCCTTGAGCTCCTCAACGGGCAGATTGTACTCGGCGGCGATGCGCTCGACAAACACGCGGTCGCGCTCGCGGACCAGAGCGTCACAGGCGAGAGCGAACTGGGAGGCCATTTGTGTTTTTTGGTGAAGAGGAGGTTGGGTTGCGGGGGCTCTTGGTCACACAACTCAACTTCCCGTGGGTCTGTTTTTGTGATTTAGGGTAAGGTCTCTTTGGGCTCTTGGTCACAGAACTTGTTTTTCAGGCGGCCAGCTGCTTCACGAGGGCGTTCACGGACCGCGCGCGGTTCTCCGACCCCTTGAGATGGCCCGTCTGTATCTTGTGTAGAAGTTTGCGCGATTTGAGCGCCACGGGCAAGAGCTTTTTGTAGTTTCGGCCGTGCCGAATGATCACCTTGGAGAATTGGTTCACGCGGGCCACATTCTTCTGGCCTTTTTCAATTTTTTTGCCCGTCAAGGGATTACGAAGCGCCACGGGGCCCTTGTACAGGAAAGAACCCGAGAGGATGGCCAGGGCGTCGATAAACTGGTACTTTATCTTTTGGATCGGAATGCCTAGATTCTTTGAGAATCTCTTACTGAGCCAGGCGCGGGACGCGTTAGGGTACTCGGCCAAGGCACAGTCCGCCACATCGACGACGTTCCGGCCGAACAGGACCTGCCAGGTATGCACGAGGTACGTGCGTCTGCGCGTGGCCGGAACCTGAAGGACGGGGTTCAGACGGCCCTTTCCGAGCGGGATCATCCTATACGTTGCATTCGCTCCTTTGTAATTTTTGTTTATAAAATTGACAAATCCTTGCATGTGCCTAAGCATGTACTTGTACATGGCGGTCTCCTTGCGTTTCAGAACCTTGAGAGACGTCACGGGGCGCGGGACGGCGAAACTCAGGTCAAAGTCCGACGTCTTGCGGATGAGCTTGGGGACGCGTCCGAGCTGGCGCAAGTACTGATTGACCGCTTGGCCGCCCGTACAAAAGACGACAAACTCGGGACTCGGCCGCAAGAGCCCGTGATGTTTCTTCGAGTACTCGAGGAAAAGGCGCGACACGTTCTGAGGGAACAGGAGTTGGCGCCGGGCCAGGACCGGAAGACGGTCCCGGGCCCGCTCTATCTTTTGGTACGCGTTTGTGAGCATAATTTCAGACTGAAAATGACCATCATGAAACACGGACTTTTTCCGGGACGCGTAGTACCCATCGTATCCGTGACGCGTGAGAAATTCCCGTGCGAGGTACATGTCCATGATACGATCCAGGTCGGTCCAGGACGCGCGCTGACCGGGAACACCCCGTGGGACCCTTTTCGGAAGGTTTGCCGTTCGGGCCCCGGCATGCTTCTTGAGTTTATTGACCTGGACACTTAGAGTCGTCCGAGTCCCGAATGCAAGTTTTATCCGCGTCTTGGTCCGAGGGTCGAGTTCGGGTCCGTCCAAAAGTTTTTTAATATTTTCATGTGTCATTTCGAACAGTCTGAGTGTCTTTTTGACGCGGTACGGACAGACCTTTCCGTACTCTTTCGCGAGGCCTGGCTGATCAGTCAGATAAAAGGCCCGAAGATTCTTGAGGAGTACGTCACAGTTCACAGGGAGTCCCTTGTACAGGACCGTCCCTGAGGGCACGAAAACCTCGGAGTAGAGCCCCATCTAGTCTAATCGTTGAAAATTATCTGAAATGGTTTGGAACCGTAAATGGCCGCTGCGTATCCGTAGGTCGAAAATCCAACGAGGTCGGACCGACCGCCCGTCACGTATATGACTGGGCACATGGACAAGAGGAACCAGACCAGATACACATCCTGAAGATTTTTGACTGTTTGATTCTCTGCCCAGAGCGTTTGAGGGGCCGTATGTGCGTACTGTGTCTCGTGCATGACCACCTTGGGACCGAAAAGTTTCTTGAGCTCTTTCTTCGTACTCGGAGAGTCTGACGTCACATAGACCTTCCCTGGTGCGCGCCGAATCACCTCTTTGAACTTTTCAAGACCGGCATCTGAACAAAAGTAATGATTAGAAGTTTTTGCCCGATCGTCACAGTACATGGTCGAGTCGGGTGAGTAGGACCCGCGCCGAATATTCACTGCGCACGAAACGCCATCGAGCACGTGTTTCTCGGCTTCTATGAGTCCCTGAAGGTACGGCGTGGGCCTAATAATGTCACGAATTCGAGGGTGGATGTTCTCTACGGTAAACTGATTGATATAGAGACCGCCCGGAGGGTGTTGGGCCCCCTCCGTGTCCACGATCGTGAATCCATGGAGCTCTACGCAATTTGAAAACTCATAGTCGAGAATAGACTTGTGTACGTATTTGACCTGGCCAAGAATAGCGGCCAGGTCAAGAACGAGGTTTCCGAGACCTGGGTGATGTTTATTTCTGTAGTAGACCACGTCCATTACAATTTCATTTCTGTTAAAAAAGCGAGCATTTGACGCGAGCACAGTTCCTTTTCTTCGCGGATTCTCTGTACGTATGCATTCTGGGCATCGAGGAGCTCGTCGTATCTTTCGAATCCGTTTCTGATGTGTCCTATGAGTTCCTCGACCGTGCACGCCTTGGTCGTCAAGGGCACGTCCTCGAAACACTCGGCCGTACCGGCCGTATTCGTCACGACGATACACCCTAGGAGCGCCGCCTCACGTGGTATGCGGTCCCGGCCCGGGTGAGACCCACAATCGACATAGACTTTCGTCTCCTTGAGTGTTTCTATGACCTTTTCACGAGTCAGACCGAACAAAGGAACGCCCGGGACCCCGAGCTGACCAGCGATTCGGTCTTTCACGGGATTCCATGCAATCTGATTCTTTTTGTTCGAGCGGTCCCAGGTCTGAGTGAGGTACTCGTCATTTATGTAGTCACACACGTCGAAGCACCGCGGCTCGACCCCAAGTTCCTTGGCCCGGGCCAAGACGTCGCGCCGGGCCCGAAACGATTGAAACATGTGCGTCACGTCAGGGAAAGAAAGGTAATGATCGAGTCTGGGAAGACCTGAGGTGATGGAGAGCCACGCCACGACTACACGGATACTCTTGTATTTTTCTCGAATTTCAGAAACGGTCACGACTTCGGGTATGACCAAAAGGTTTTCGGGCCGGTCTTCAATTTCGAACGCTCTTTGGACGAGCGAGTATTCAGGGAACAAGACGGGACTCGAGTCCGTGAGTTTCGTGGCCAAAGGGTGCGGGACGTCTGACGCGTCCGTGTAGTACATGAAGGCCTGAGACCCATGGGTCCGGGCCCCGTGACACATCTGATGGAGGAACTCTGGTCCGCCTGTCCGAAAATACGGGCACCAAAAATAGACCTTCATAAAGTTTCGGCAAAGTACTCTTTTAAGTTTATGAATTCGTCCCGAGGGTCGGAGCGAACCTCGAGAACCTGGCGCCTGATCTCGTCAAAGAGGTTCCAGGCCAGGGGCAGAAACGTGAGCGATTGGTCCGGGGCCGTCTCGAGCCACGACTTGGGGACCACAGGGGACCTCTGCCCGGGGCTCCACCGCCCCTGCTTCAAGGGATTATCATCGATGATGACCTGGGGACGGACTCCTACAAAGTTCAAGAGCGTGTTGCCTTTGGCGGCCGCCCCGTACGCCACGACGTAGGCCCCAGCGAGCCGTCTCTTGAGACGCGTCTTGAACTCGAGGCACTTGACGGCCCATGCATCGTAGAGCGGACCGTCGTACAGGCCCTGGGCACGCTCCCGTTCCATGAGTTGCGCCACGTTGGCTGAAGGCGGTCCTTGGCCAAGGATGAACATGTAGCTCGTCCCATGGATCGGAGTCTTGAGAACGTCCATGAGCACGAGCCCTGCACGATCAGCAAGTTTCTGGAACGAAAGAATATTGAAAAAATTAATGTGCTCGTGATAAATCGTGTCAAACTCCCCGTTCAGGACCATATCCGCCTGACTCGTCTGTATATAGATTCGAGACTGTGCGTGCGTCACGCGTTTCATGTTTTTCAGAGTCCCCAAGGGGTCTCTTTGGTGCGCAAATACATTTTGGGCATTTACGATGTCGAAGAGGACGCCCGGCTCGTACGAGTCGCCAAAGTACCCGAGTGTCACGTTGTGCTTCTTTGAACTCAGGGGCCAGAGGTTTTCGGCCGGGTCCACACCCCACGTCTCAGCCCCGCGGAGCTTGAACACGTCGAGCTGAGTCCCATCGTTGCACCCCACGTCCAAGACTTTTTGACCTGGTTGAACGCCCGTAAACTCGGCGAACCAATCGAGGTACTTTCTGTACGTGCCACTCGTTCCACTCACATACAGATAGTGCTTGAACATGAGGTCCGGGTCGATAAAATAGTCAAGCTGGAGATGGCAACACTCGCGGCACCGCACGACGGCCAAGGGCCACGTCTCCTCTCGCTCATCCGGAGACGACCTGAAATCGTTTGCTAGTGGCTGGTTCCCAAGGTCCAGACACGGAACGAGACTCGGGGATCCGCATGCCAAGCACGTCACCATCTATTAAAAAGAAAGCGTGAATTTTTAAGTAGTCACGATGTTCGGAAGAGTTCTTGTGACGGGTTCTTCAGGTTTCGTGGCCCATCACATAGTTTCTAAGCTCCTTCGCGAGACGGATGTGACTGTGACTGGTCTCGACCGATTGAACTATTCTGGAAATTTAAACAGAATTTCTGAAATTTTGGAGCCCGAGATGCAGGGACGGTTCCGGGTCCTACACCATGATCTCCGGTCCGAAGTGAATGAGCCTCTTATGAAACAGCTCGGGGAGTTTGACTACATCATCCATGTTGCCGCGAGCAGTCACGTGGACCGAAGCATAGATCAGCCCGTGAATTTCGTCCTCGATAATGTCCTTGGGACCTGTCACATCCTTGACTTTGCTCGGAAGCAGAAAAATTTAAAAAAGTTTATTTATTTTTCAACGGATGAGATCTTTGGACCTGCACCACCCGGTGTATCTTACGATGAGTATGACCGGTACAACTCGACCAACCCGTACTCGGCGGCCAAGGCGGGCGGTGAGGAGCTCTGCGTCGCGTTTCGCAACACGTACAAGGTCCCCGTGATCATCACGCACACCATGAATATATTCGGTCCGAGACAACACCCTGAAAAGTTCATACCTTTGTGCATCAGCAAAGTTCGGGACGGTGACAAGATTATGATTCATTCTGACTCGACTCGGACGATTCCGGGCAGTCGCCACTATATTCATGTGGAGGATGTGGCCGACGCGATCCTATTTATTCTACGCGAGGATCCAGACCCTGAAATGCCCGGGTACTGTCCCAAGTTTAACGTGGTCGGAAAGGAAGAGGTCGACAATCTGACCCTTGCGCAGTACATCGCCGAGGCGGTCGGTAAGACCCTGAGGTACGAGCTTGTCGATTTTCATTCGTCGCGCCCAGGACATGACCTGAGGTACGCCCTGTCTGGTGAGCGCCTTCGCAAAGCGGGCTGGGAGCCGAAGATCAGTCTCCGAGAGCGCATCAAGGATGTCGTCCAGTGGTCCCTTGCGAACGATCACTGGCTCTATTAAAGTTGAAAATAATTAAACTGTTATTATGTTTCGACCCTGGGACGTAAAAGGGCCTCCCAAAAAGAGATACGGCCCGATATCGGGGGATGGTGGGTACGTTGTCCTCGACTCGGCGTTTGGCGCCCGTCACTTGTTAGGTTACGGAGTGGACAAGGATGTGACATTTGAAAATCAGGTGACAGAAGCGTGGGGAATTGACGCACATGTGTTTGATCACACAATCGATAAAGTTCCTCCACTTGGTTCGAGGGTCACGTATATAAAAGAGGGTGTTGGCACGCCACCTCTCGTGCCGCTCGCTACACACGTCTCTCGATATGTACCAGACGGGGACTATATACTCAAGATGGACATAGAAGGATGTGAATGGGACATCCTTGACACTGCAGATCTGTCACGAGTCACGCAGCTGATCCTCGAGATACATGATCTCCAAGAGGACCGGACTGAAATTATCAAAAAAATTAATAAAAATTTCGTTCTAGTCCATGTTCACGGGAACAACTGTCACAATCAACCATGGATATTTATTGATAGGATTCACAAGTTGCCTCGATATTTGGAGTGCACATGGGTCCGTCGGGATCTCGTGACGGTGCTGGAACCGAGCATCACGTCATTTCCTACACCACTCGATGTGAAATGTCGAGGAGACGCGAATGATCTCGTACTCGATTTTTGGAAACAAAAGTGTCCGCCTGTGTCCTTCGTCTCGGAAGACTCGAGCCACCGCGATTTCCTCGCAGCAATCGTCACACCCGAAGATGAAATTGTTTCGGAAGAATCACGAGCGACGCATGACCTCTTGTTTTTTCTCAAAAAAGGGGATATCTTTCCGTACCAGATCATACTTTCTCTCCATGAGTTTCCGACGACTACTATGTTTCCAGTCGTGTACAACGGTTCTTTCGTTCTATTCGAGACTCGTTTCGTCAAAAGAAGTTCGACTCAAGTTGTACAAGCTCAAGCGCATATTTGTAACCTAAAGGCTTTGAGATATTCCAATCCATGAAGGTCGTTGTGAGTCTGACGAGCACCCCGCCCCGGTTTCAGTACCTCGGACCCGTGCTCGAAGCCCTGGCCCGCCAGGCGTGTCACGAGGTCTGGCTGAACGTGCCCCGGAAGTACGGGCGCTGGCCCGAGTGGGACGGCGCGACGGGAGTGCCCGAGCCGACGGACCCGAAGATTCACGTGAATCGGGACTGCGAAGACTTTGGACCCGCGACCAAGTTTATCGGTCCTGCGCTCCACCTCGGGCCCGAGGACCTCATAGTCTATGTGGATGACGATACGGTCTATGACGAGCGGCTCGTCACGAATCTTCTGAAGTGGCACAGGCTCGATCCCAAGAGTGCATGGGGTCTCTCGGGATTCAACTTTGAACAGTACTTCAAGGGTCAGTACCCTCGGCAACACGGTCAGCCCGTGGACGTCCTTGAAGGGTACGGATCCGTACTCGTCAAGGCGGGCTGGATCCAACAGGTCCTCCCCGAGTTCAAGGAGTTGCTCGAGGTGACTTGGCACGATGATATGATTCTGTGCAACTTGCTCGAAAAGGCGGGCCTGAAGCGCAAGACGGTCTATGTGCCCGATGCGAACGTCGGACAGGTCCGCCAGCTCCAGTACGGGTTCCAGGAGGATGCGCTCCACCACGTGGCCGGAGGTTCACACCAAACAAACAATTTAAAAATTTTGAGAGATTTCGAAGCTAAAGGAAAGTTGTACTATAAGTACAAATGCTCGTAGACACGTTCATGTTCTACAACGAGCTGAGTGTCCTCGAACTTCGCCTAGAGGTTCTCGACAGGTACGTGGATCGTTTCGTACTTGTCGAGTCCGAGGTGAATCATGTAGGTGGGCCCAAGGAGCTCTTTTTTCAGAACAACAAGGACCGGTACTCCAAGTGGCTCCACAAGATTACGCACGTTGTGGTCACGGCCGAAGAGTCTCCCAAGGATGAGAACCCGTGGTCGCGCGAAAAGTACCAGCGTGAGTGTATCCTCCGGGGCGTTCAGGACGTCCCGGATGGGTCCATCGTCATGGTCAGTGACGTGGATGAAATTCCGGACCTGAGAGTCGTGCCCTTCGAGAGACTGCCTCACGTCCTGAACTCGGTCCATATGTGGATGTTCGAGTACTCGCTCGATTACCTGTTTACGGGCGAGCCCTGGTTCGGCACTGTGATCACGACCGCCGAGCTCTTCAAAAGGGTCGGGCCCAACGCCCTCCGAGACGGCCGGTGGAAGTTCCCCTGTATTCAGTGGGCCGGGTGGCACTTGAGCAGTTTCGGCAATCCCGAGCACGTGTGCAACAAGATGCAGACGTATGCGCACGGGAAAGATCCGCATCATGCGCTCATGACACCTCAAAAGTTCAAGTTCCTCATAGAAGAGGGTATTCACACGGACGGTCACACGCCGCTCAAGAAACGGCCTGCGGAGGTTCCTCTACCAGCACCTGTCGAAGTTCTACAACGACTTGGTCTCTTGAAAGACCCATGAATTGAGCCTTGAGACGCAACAGTTCCCCGATGATGTCCCTACTGAGCCAACGTAAAAGTTTTCGTTTTTGTTTTATATTATTGAGTGGATTCGTCTTGTCGAGGAGTCCTTGACACACGGGCCACGTCACTTCTCGAAGTTCACCAAGCTCGCCCTCGAGATTATCGAGTCTCTCGAGGATGTGCTTATGAAATGGATCCATGGTAGTAGTACTACATGAAGTGCCCCACGTCTTTAGTGTCGCATTCGTAATTGACGCACACGGCCGCTCCGAGTGCAAGGAGAATACCGAGCCACTGGATCCAGTGATCAAACTTTTCGCCAAACACGAAATAGGCTGTGAGGGCCCCGCCTATCACGATCATCGCCTCCCACATGATGCACGTCCACATCATGCTCTTG